GTCCTTAAATTGTTAAATATTAGTTTAGTATATTTTATTCATAGCATTCATAAGAATACCATCTGCTAGTTCATCTAATTGAGTTTGCATTTCATTATAAGAATCAGCTTTAATGAATTTTTTATGTGCATTGATATTTTTAGTTAAATTAAGTTTCTTCTTTAATGAATAAGTACTTCTTTGGAACATATATTTTTGTACTGCACCGAATTCTTCAATCTTAACATCAGAACTTTTATAAAATTTCTTCCAAACATTAAGAGCTGCATTTGTTATTCTACCATCTTGAGTAGGTGTTAAAGAGCCAGCAATACTCATTGCTACTTTATATGCTAACGGACCATATCCTTTTTGTGCTTGAACCGCATCAAATGTTGGATTACCCAGTTCTTCTTTAAGACCAAATACGAAAAGAATATTTGATTCAGAGGAACTAGTATCATAATTAGTCAAATTAGTTTTAAGCTCAGGACTTGGATTATAAAGATACACCAATCTATGGTCAGGACTTATAACTAATGCATTATTACCAATATCTTTTGCAGCTTCATTTAAAAAAGTTCTAAAGGAATTCATTTGGTTAATCTCTTTTATAAGTAATATTATTATCATCAAAATAAGCTTCAACTATATTTTGAACTAGATCTGGATGGAAATGTACATATTCTGATTGAACCATAGCTACATCTCTCATTACATCTAATATAGGTCTTTCATGTACTCGATTAAAATTAGGATATAATTTCTTAAAATAACAACTTGGTGCAGCAGTTCGATAAGCTCGTAATCGTTGTTTAGGATTAATAGTTATACCTAATTTACATTTTTTAGGTTTATCAGGGTCAACTAATAAGTAGTACCAATGGGGAAATACCTGTTCTGTAGCCATTAAAATTGTCCCCAAACATCAGATGTAGTTTTATCAACTGGTGGTTTAGGTACAACAGTGTCAACACCACCAGTTTTAGCAACGGTACTAACGGAAGGAGTTACTTCAGCATTAGTATCTTGCGCCGTTGTTTGTTTAATTAATTCATTAAAGTAAGAATCCAACGTAGTATATGGAACATTAGGATCTACAGAAATATCTATTGGATTAAGTTCTTCTATGAGTTTAGTATCATAAGGTTTACATGATAGTTTGATAACGGATCTTTGGTCTTTTTGAGTAAATAGATTATTAATTCCCGGAGTTTGCCAAGAAGTATTAGTTATTTCCATTATTTTATTATTAGGAAGTACGACTAGATTACCAGTAATGGACGATACTTTATTAAGCATATCTGGAATATTATCGACCAGTTGTGATTTAGCTATGAATAAAGATATATTTTCAAAATTAGTTAAACCAAATGGATTAAATGATTCACCTGAAGAATCCCAATCATCAGTAGCTTCGGGTAATGCTCGCAGTGAATAAATTTTATTTGAATCAGATTTAAGATGAGAATAATCACCAAAAACCAAATCATCTCTATTTATTTTTGTAACAACTAGAAATTTTACTTCAATACCATATAATGAGATAACTTCTTCTATTAATCCAGTATTAAGATCATATTCTGATTGTCCACTGAAATTAAAATTAGTCATTATATCTCCTATGTTTAGTATTTATAAATAGTTTAAATTATTGAGTAAAGGATTCACATGGCTAATTTGAATGAAATCGTTAAGAACTTTTTAAAGCAACCAATCAAGAAAACAAGCAAAAATGCTGAGAGTTCTTTAGTTCATAAAGATAATGTTATATCTGATTTAAGCAATGCTGATTTATATCCCAGTACTGGTTCATTTTTTGATGATGACTCATTTACTGGTGGTGTTTTAGGACATTCTGAAGCAACAGATATTTTAATTAAACAAAAGCAATCTATTATGAAATATAGACAATTAGCAATGACTCCTGATGTTACGGATGCACTTGATGAAATTATTAATGAAATTATATTTGTATATGATGATTCAGCACCACTTAAAATTGAAATTAATGAAGAAAACGAAAAATTAGTAGATGCAATTACTGAGAAATTCAAAAAAATACTTAAGTTAGTTGATATAAAACGTAATTTATATCATATTGTTAAAAATGCTTATATTGATGGTCAATTAATTTTACATACATCTTATGGTAAAAATACTAAAAATGGCATTAAATCTATTAAAATGATCGAACCTTGTATGTTATATTTTGATGGTAAAGATAATACGTACAAATATATGAAAGAAGATAGAACAATGGTTCGTACTAGTATTGATGTTGATAAACAATATAGCATTGAGGAAATTTGTAGAGAGGACTTCGGATTATACGATGGCAAGATTAGTTTAAGTTATCTTGAATATGCATTAAAACCAGCTAATGTTCTTAAAACACTTGAAGATTTACTTATTCCTATGCGATTCAGTAGAAGTATTTCTAGACGTGTATTTAATGTGGATATTGGGGATTTACCTAATAAACGTGGTGCTGAAGTTATGCGTGAACATCAACGCAAATTCAAGTATAAGAAATTCTATAATAATAGTACTGGTGAAGTATCTAATCAACAACATATTACTAGTATGGTGGAAGATTATTGGTTTGCTAATCGTGCCGGCGGTAAAGGAACGACCGTTGATGTATTAGATGAATCCGGTAATCTAGGTGAATTAGATGATATTTTATATTTTAATAAGAAATTATTTCGAGCATTAAAAGTTCCCAGTTCAAGAATTAGTGATAATCCAGATGGAGATCATGATTTTTCTTATGATGATTCAAGAACTACCAAGGAAGATATGAAATTCTTCATGTTCATATCACGAATTAGACAAGTATATAGTTCAATCTTTAAAGAAGTACTTAAACGAGAAGTTATCAGTACTGGTACTATGACTGAATCTGAATGGGAAGATAAAGAAGATTTGATTAGTATTACATTTGCTAATCAGAATAAATTTATTGAAAAGATGACTCTAGATAATTTTATGGCTAAATTGGATATTTATGGTACGGCTGCAGATTATCAAGGTAAATTATTTTCAGTTGAAAAAATATTAAAAGATGTATTCAGATATTCAGATGAAGAAATTACTGAAGAACTTAAACGAATTCAAAAAGAAGAAAAAAATCCATTATATGCTAAATTCTATGCTACTGAAGATGATGGATATTAAATATGTTGACAGATAGGTTAGTTCATGTTAGAATTAACCTATCTTAATTAAAAAGGAGAAAAAAATGAACAATGCAAGTTTTAAAGAATTTTTAAATGAAGCACCAAATAAGGTTAATATTAAGGGCGAACAATATACTATGAAAGTTGTCCTTTCTCAAAAACCAAACGGGCAACATAAATCACCGATTTGGCACTTAGCTTTTTTGGGTAAATCCAGCACAATTGTTATACTTAATGCACTATTTTATAAATCTGGATATAACCAAGGTAATGCTAGCGGAATGGAATGGTTCTTGTCAACTCCATCTTTTGGTACGGAAGGCAGCGGATACGGTAGCTCTCGTCCAAGTACTCCTTATATAGAAGATGAAAAATTTGGAAAATGGTATGTTGATGCTCTTAATAATGATAGAGCAGACGTATTAGAATATACAGAATTTGTTGACCACAAAATGTCAATTAAAGAAATTAAAGCAGAATTTAATTAAGTAAATTTACAAAAGGTGCTCAACTTATGCTGAAATCTGTATTAACTGGTAAAGAAGACGAAACAAGACTTTTAAAATACCTATTTGGAATATCTAAATCGTAACTTTATAATACTAACACTATTTTAAGCATCTCAATGAAAATTGGGATGCTTTTTAGTTTCTAGTACTAAATAGTACTAAATAATATAAATATATTTGTACGTTATCTTAATGAAACGTATGATTTAAATAAAACTATTTCCCGAGTATTTCCAATTAGTTTCGTGCATTTGGATTTTGTCTAGTTTTATGTTATTTGAACTTGACAAATAAATTACTCGTTTTCTGGTCTTCATAAACTTATGTTTATTTAATCACTAGATGTAATGAAATTAACGGAGAATAAAATGGCAGAAATGCTTTCACCCGGCGTAAAATTGGTGAAAGGATAATAAACTCAATGCGCCTTTCATTAGTAATAATGATTGTAAACTCATTGAATTGCTGGAAACTCTAAACTGATAATGCAGTAGACAATCAGCAGCCAAGTCTCATTAGAGAAAGGTTCAACGACTATCCCATAATGGGAGTAGGTATTAAGTAATACCGAAGCAGTGAGCATCCTATTAGGATGATAATATAGTCTCATCTATATAGAAATATATAGCAGTTCAATGTGAACTTAGGTTCATAAGAGAACGGATATTAGTTAACGACTAATATTGAAGATAATGATTTACGACCGAAATAGACGCAAGTACAATTGTACCAACTGTATCATCTAGTATCGGTGTTTTTGGTGGTAACTTTGTAAAAGGTCCCGTTGGTGTCGATACACTTATTACAAGTGTAGCTGACTTAGTTACCTTTTATGGCCAACCTACTAATACTACGTATAATGATTTTTACCAGTGTTATGACTTTTTGCACTACGGAAATAAGCTGATGGTATCAAGAGCAGCTAATGTTAATGGTACTGCTACAGCACTAACTAATGCTTTAACTGCTGGTGTTTTAGCTAGTGCAGCTACCTCAATCGTTCCAGTTACTAATGGAGCAGCATTTGCCATTGGCGATGTTGTTGCTTTTGAATTAATTGCCGGCCAAGGTGCTGATTTAGCTACACATTATGTTGTTACTGCTATTACGTTGAACGATTTGACACTAGATAGAAATGTCGTACATGATATTCCTGTTGGTTCCGAATCATTCTCAATCCAACAGGTAATGAACTCAGTTTTTGAATCCATTTCTGTAGGTGGTGTACCAACACCAGTTGCTTCTTATGCAGTTAATATGAGAACTATTGGTAATCATACTGATTTCTTGACAGCTTTGCCAAGTATCGCTATGAGTGGTGCTGATGCTAAAGCGAAATTCATCGCACGGAATCCTGGAGCATGGGGAAATAATATTGAAATCGCTATCGCAACACCTAGTGCATTCAATACAGCTACTCCATCTGAAGCATTCGTAGGTATTCCATTAGAAGGCTTATTTGAATACTTTCCAACAGGTACTGAAGTGGGTATCGTTGTCCGTGATGGTATCAATATCGTGGAAACTTGGACAGTAGACTTTAATCCTTTAGGTAAAGATCAAAATAACAAATCAACGTATATTGAAGATGTTATCAATAACCAATCTTCTTATATCTTTGTTAAAGATAATACCGCCAACACCACCGCAAGTGCTGATTATTTAGCATCTGTAAATGGCGTTGCTGGTTCAACTCTAACAATGATCTTGGGTACAGATTCACCTATCCAAGCTGATGATTTGCTTAATGCTTATGATCTTTGGACGAATGTCGAATTAATGGATATTGATATTGTTATTGCGAACGAATTAGATAATGGTGCTAGTGCAGTTTCCTTGGTTAATACGCGTAAAGATTGCATCTGCTTTATCGGTGCAAATTATGCAGACTGTGTTGGACATAAAGCAACTGTTGCTGTGTCTAATTTGATTAACTGGAGAAAAACCGGTGCTATTAACTATAATAATATGTTCGTTGTTGCTTGTGGTAACTATATGTATCAATATGATCGATACAACGATAAGTACAGATGGATAAATTGTGCAGGATCTATCGCTGGGTTGAATTTGCTTAGCCCATTAACTTAGAAATAAGTTATAAAAACGAATTGAATTGCTGGAAACACTTGTTAAGTTCTAATGCTACAATAATTAAGAAATTAGATTATGAAAGCTTGAAAAATTAGAAATAAAGTCAATCAGCAGCTAAGCTACTAAGTTCAAAAGAATATGTAGAAAGTTCAACGACTATCCCATAATGGGAGTAGGTTGCAAGTGCAACCGAAGTGGTTCGCATC